GATTTCGTCACCAGAGTTCTGTCGTCTACTCAAGACGACACTGCTCTCCTGGAATGGAGGAAACGAGTAGGAGAGGCGGAAGCAGATCGTATTGTGAAGGAATCCACTACGATCGGCAATTCGCTAGACGCCCTTGTTCAGAAGCATTTCAACGAAACCAACTTCAAACAAGAAAACTACAAATCCGAAACCGGATATGATTTGTACCGTCAATTGAAGAAGCCGCTGCTCCTCGTGGAGCCGTTGGCCCTGCAAATGAAGGTCTGGTCAGATAGGCTGAGGGTCATGGGTTACTTGGACATACTCGGTTATTACGACGGAGTACTGTCAGTCATGGACGTAAAGAACACAAGAACCACTAAGAGAAGAGAGTACGTAGAAGACTACTTCCTGCAGACAACGATCTACTCGCTCTGTCTGTATGACCTTCTTGGCATCGAAGTAAAGCAGATCGTGTTGCTCATAGCTGATCGGAGCAACACGGTTCCCCAAGTCTTTATAGAGAGAACCAAGAACCATGTTCAAACTTCTATTCGCCGTATTGCTGAATACAATCGCACCAACGGCAACACCAACACAACATTTGGAACTGGATCCAAAACAGATCCAATGCCTGGCGGAAAACCTATATCATGAAGCAAGAGGTGAAGGATACGAAGGCCAAGCAGCGGTCGCACAAGTCGTCTTCAACAGAGTCCAAGCAGGAAACTACAGGGACTCAATCTGCGGTGTGGTCTACCAGCCCGGACAATTTGTCTGGACTGATAAGGACGCTGGAACCAGGCGCGTACCGCATAAGTCTCCCGAGTACGAAGAGATTGAGCTCCGAGCTTGGCTCTTCGCCCTTTCAAGGAACTCAGGAGTCTCCTTCGCAGATCCTCGTGTCAAAACTTCCACCCACTTCTGTGTGAAAGGATTCAAGGACCGCAACCTGGCTTTCGACAAGCAGATCGGCCACCACAAGTTCTACTCGGTAGCATCTCTATAGGGATACCATGACGTATAGTGAAGAGATTCTTTTGCAATTGAATGAGTTGGCCCAGGTAAACGGCATCAATCTCTTCGAAGCGGCTTCGCACTACTGCGAATCACACGACATCGACCCAGCAGATTTCTACGATGAGATTGATGCCTCTGCGCGAGACCAGATCAAACTGGCCGCCATCGAAGGCAACCACGTCCGAAGGGACCTGAGGAAGAAGAACGCGAAGCTGCTATGAGTAGACGCACAACCCTGAATTGCTTCAGGGATTATGTGACGATCAAGTTGCATTTCAACTCCGAAGCATTCATCTGGCACTCGAAGGCAGGCGAAAAGATCTCAGAGAACGCTCTGTTCTCACGAAAAGATCAGTACTACTTCGAGGCACTCACAAACAAATACACTGACGATCATGAACGACGCGAGTTTCTCGTGTCAGCGTTCATGTTCAATCCGAACTTTTGGATCGGCGAGTGGAAGCATGAGGATGTTGTGGCTTTCCACAAGAGCCGAATGAGGAGAGCGAACTCCTTGGTCTTCAACTTCAATTCTGACGTTGACAACATCAAGGAGTACATGGACGAGAAGAAGGTTAGCATCAAGACCCTTCTTCTGAACGATGGTGACAGGCCTGCAATCATCAAGCAGAAGTCAGCAATCATAGGTGGAGTCACGGATGAGACGATCTCGCTACTCGATAGGGGATTCTGTTTCCTGAAACAGCCAACAGAAAATCCATTCTGGAAGCAAGAGTCGTTCAAACTCCATAAATACCAGCACTTCTTGTCGGTACCGAAGGAAGTACTCGTATCAAATCTAAACCAACTGGCACTCAGGCCTTAGAGCCACTTTCGCCGCATTAGGAGATCACTCATGTCATTTGCAAACCTCAAGAAAAACAGCAAGAATTCGATGGCAGCTCTCGCAAACAAGTTGACCAACGAAGGTAAGTCCGGCTACGAGAAAGACGCCCGCTATTGGGAGTTCCAAGTCGACCAGGCCGGCAACGGAATGGCAACCATCCGTTTCCTCCCGCCGCCAGAAGGCGAAGAGTTCCCCTACGTCAAGATCTTCGAGTACGCGTTCCAGGACAAGCGTACCAATCGCTGGTACATCGAAGCGTCTCGTGATACCCTTGGCGAACCTGATCCGGTCTCGGAAAAGTGGGCTGAACTGTGGAACGCAGGCATGAAGGACGAGGCGAAGAAGTACTCGCGCTCGACTCGCTACATCTCCAATATCCTCGTCATCTCTGATCCGAAGAATCCGGCGAACGAAGGCAAAGTCTTCCTCTATAAGTACGGTCCGCGCATCTTCCAGAAGCTGCAGGGCGCCGTCAAGCCAGAGTTCGAAGACGAAATCTCGTTTGATCCGTTCAACTTCTGGGAAGGCGCGAACTTCAAGCTCAAGGCGCGCATCGTCGACAAGCAGCGTTCATACGACAAGTCGGAGTTTGAAAAGCCGGCACCGTTGTTCGATGGCGACGACAAGAAGCTCGAGGCACTCTATGCTTCGCAGTACGCACTGCTTCCGGAAATCGCCCCGGACAAGTTCAAGGACTACGAGACGCTGAAGAAGCGCTTCCTCTCGGTTATCGGTGGCGCACCTGCTCAGGAGCGTCAGGCTGGTGGCAATGAAGAGCGTGCTACTTCGACTCGAAACGACGATCCTCCGTTCGACGCAGACGAGCCGAAGAAGCCACAGGGCCAGAAGGCATCAGCGCCAGCTGGTGATGACGAGGACCTCGAGGCGTACCGCAAGATGCTCGAAGATTAAGGTCTTCGTTCACTGAATAAATAAAAGGGCACGCGGTCTATGGTGCCCTTTTATTTTGGATCCTGCCGATGACAACAGATTACACCCAACTGAACCTTGAGATTTGTGCGGGCGAATCGATCTCCAAGATCGAAAACGTACTCCGCCACCACGGTTCAGATGTGAAGACCTTCGATTGGAAGAGGTTCATGACGTGGCTGAACAACGCGCCCGAAGAGCTTCTCTCGAAGATCACTATTCCGTCCAAGCCTTCCAAGTCACCTCTCAACGCCGTTCTGACTGAGCATGCTGGATCAGGCCCAGCCCTGACCTACATCCTGATCATGTATCGGTCAAAGTGGATCCAGACCAAAGCGTATCTCGAGTCTGACATCGAGAAGTTCGTGAAGATGTGGTCCGGAACTGAATATGCACAGAAGAAGCAGTGGTTCCTGACAGGAGATGAATCCAGGAAGGCGACTGAGATTGTCTGCGAAAACGTCATCCCACAGTTTGAGAAATGGGGCCTGGATCGCGGTCCTGCCACCGTCAACTCGCTGTTCCGAATCCTCAAGAATCTAGAAGACGTCCAACTCTCTGCAACGAAGGATTTCAAAGCAGAGCTGGGCGCTCTGTTCCTACAGTCGTCGTTCTTTGACAAGGACGTGCGAGCACAGATGGCGAGATTCTACGCCACTAACTACATCAAGGTCGCTCGTGCTCTCGGCATTCCAGAAGAGAATGTGGAGAACATGGACGAAGGCTACATGATCAAAGTCGATGCCAAACTGCTGCATGAGATGAATGCAGTTCAGAAGGCATTCATCCAGATCGAAGACAAGTACGCCACGAATCCAAAGAACAAGTCGAAATACGTCATCCATGATCTCTCGGTATCGCCAGAAGACGCGATCCTGAAAGCCTGGAAGGCGTGCCTCGGAACCGCTACCCTTCGACCTGAAGCGTTTATGCTCCAGACTTCTCGAATTGTTCCCCTGTTGGGTTCGATGGAGAAGCTGTGGGAGTTGATGGAATCCAAGCCGGTCATGGACCGGATCTGTGACTACATCAAAGACCTCGGTACGCCTGGTCTGGGACTTGTTCTCGGATCAATCGTTGACTACTGCCAGGGCCAATCGATCTCCACACGTGCAACCTTCTACCACTTCTTGGTCAATCTGAACCAAGAGTACGCGAACCTGCATCCAAACATGGTCTCGCCAAAGGCCACGTACTACATGATGATCATCGCCAGCTCAACACCTCTGGCGTGGCGTCAGTATGTAGCAATGCTTCCAAGATTGCAGTACGTCAACAAGCTCCCAGACATGATCGACTCGGAGCGCGGAACCTTCAATATCACGGCCCCAAAGAACCTCGCGTTCCTCAAGAAGGCCGTGGAAGATGTTCTGCTGCCGTGGAAAGACAAGCTGGTCTGGAACGACCCACGCGTTCTTTTGATGCTGTTGAAGTCACTCGGTTATGAAGACTTCATGAAGTTCGCATTCTCGGATGACAAGATCCAGTCGGCTTATGAGCTCCTCGCCAAGACTGAACCGAAGTCTCCGTACCTGAAGCTCCTCGCGTCCAAGAACATGAAGATCCGTAACGAGGTCTTCTCAAACATCCAGAAGCGCATGTCTCTAGGTGGACTCGATCCTATCAAGTTCTGTGATCCGTCGAGAAACCTTGCAGATTTGCCATCAAAAGATGTTCCTGATCATGTGCAGGCACTCTTCGGTAAGGCATTTGATAACCTGAAGATCACTCAGTGGCGCCCAGATGTTTTGGGCTCACGCGACGTCTACATGAAGTCTGATTGGATGGGTAATTTGTACACCCGAAAGATCCAAGAGCGTGCATACGCCGCCATGGCACAGCAT